TTGTCATTAACGCCGGTCAGATATTGCGCATCTCCATCAGGCAAGTCCCAACCTCGAACGGTTGATGGCGGATCAAGTTTGATGGCGTCTGGACCACAGCCAATATCAAGGACTAATCCTTTAATAAACTGATAGTCTCCATGCCTGACTCGGCACTTGTGGGATTTTGTCATTTCGTCCATATTGATATATTGAAATTAGCTGCCCGCCGCCGCAAGAGTCTCGATCCGAGGCTGAACCTCTTCACATAAGTTGTGTGCTCTCTTGCGCTTTTCCACCACTAGTTTCTCGCCGGTAATTACCAATCCGATTTGGCGATGTACTTCGGCCAGCACAGGCACGGCGGGCAAATTGTTACTTAGCTGCACTGACTTTAGCACCCATGCCAACACGGGCTTTCTCGCGCATCTTGGTCTGAACCTTATTGCGCCCCAATTCGCTAGCCGTTTTAGGGGTGTCGGATGATACTCGCTTCGTTGGTCGGCAATACTCGTTATCGCCACCTGATCCGCAAGGCTTGCCAGTGCGCTGGTCTTTCCAGTTCTCCTTCTCCCATCGCTTGAGATTGGAGCCAGCTTCAGTCTTGCGAACATTGCCACTTTCCTTGCGGCATTTAGCAATGGCTTGAGAAGCGCGAGCCGATGGAAACACGTCGTAGCTTGCTTTGACCTTTTTGTAGCAGGAGTCTTTCATGGTAAATTGAGATTATGTTTCCCGATTTCAGTCAGGCATTTGACCAATAGAATGCAAATGAGAATGACTGACATCCAGACTGTTTCAGTATTCATGGTGTTTACTTCTTCTTCACGCTTTTAGAACCTGAGCATCCCCATTTTTTACGAGACAGGGAATTGGGCGAATTTGGATCGGAGCGCCAATCGCCTGCAATGTTGTTGCTGCGAGCACAATACGCATCAGCACGCTTGCTGCCAATAGGACCAATTTTGCTGCCTTTTTGGCCGTATTTCACCGTCTTTTCACGGCCAGTATCAGGATTCTTGATCGTTTTAGAGAACTTCTTTTCCATATGGTTATTGATTTATATTTACTTGTTTCTTCTCTACCTTGTCAATGCTTTTTACAACCCAAGTAACTCTTGCCATTTTGTCAAACTGACGGCGAGCCTCCGCTTTTGTTTCTGCACATACAAGTTCAACATCTTCAACGCCGCCTTCTTTGAAGGTAATTTTCCACATTGATGTTTTTTCAGGGTCATCTTCTTCACGAAGTTCAAAGATGGGTAGGGCCACTCGTCCAAGTGACGCTTGCCATCCTGCAAAGGCTCTGGCATTTTTATTCCATGCGGAAGCCTCCATCACAGTAGCGGTGATCATTTTGCTGCATGGCTCATCTCCACTATACAAGCGCCACAGTTTACTATCATTGCAAATCTCCACGCCTTTTGATGACCAAGACGCAAGTTTTGCTGCGCTTATCTCAGGGTCTTTAGCTAGATTTCCAATCGCACATGTTGGGTCAATGATTCTCATATATTTTTAGGTTTAGCAGTGGGTAATGTTTCCCATTGGATATCTTATGCTGTTTCTTGGGTGGAGGCAAGTGGTTGTTTTTGTTAGCTGGTAATTGTTTTAATCCATTGTGGATGTGGCTGGAATTTCATCTCTTGAATAATCAGGCGACTCAAGACCAATAAGTTCTCTGACTTTTTCAGCATAAATTGAGGCGCTTAATACTTTCGACCAATCCTCATGTTCATTATCAATACTGATAAGTATTCCGTAGTTTGTCATGTATCCGCGCAAATTCCTGTCGCTCAAAACACCAAAAATCTTTGTTTTCTCATCTCTGACAGCAACTTCTTTGCGGCATTTTTCTTCCCATTCATCTTCTGTTTCTTCGTTCATAATTTACTCGGTCTAGTGGGGTTTGGTGTATTCTAGCAAATTTACCCCGCATCGTGTCCATCCAGTCTTGCCATTCGATACGGTCTAGCTTCCATTCTTGCTCTGAAATGTTTTGAATAATCATCTTCTTGCGATGCTCAGAAGCGCCAGACTTTTCAGCAATGGCTAGTTCGCGAGCCGCTTTAATTTTGGCCGCTGATCTGAAGCTAGCAGGTATATCAATCATACAGGGCTTGGAAGTTTGGCGAGCGGTATCCAGCCAAAGCTGCACTATTCAGTTTGTCAGCAATCAGAACTGGATCACGGCTAACCAATGCTGATCTGGTGGCATCAAATAGGGCATCAACCATTTCCTCTGTGAGCCTGATGGAATCATGCACTCGTGCGGATTTTGTCGCCAGGCCATAGCGGTATCGAAGGAAGGCATTGAGTCCATCTTCAACCTCAGCCGGAAATTCCAGCGGAATCTGTTTTAGCATGGCTGCGTCAGCTTCAATACGGCGCGATTCTCTCCAACCCATTTTTTCTTTTTTCTCAGCCCTGCGCTTCCGCATGTATTCACGCATGTACTTGGCTTTTTCGTCTGGCGACTTGGATTCCCGGTAGTTGAAGTAATTGAGGAGACGGTATCCGCCATTAACTCTCTCAATTCTGCGACCATCAAACTCTTGGCTTTTTGACTTTGGATCAGGAGAGGAAAGGACTCGAAGCGCATCTTCCGCCTCCTCCAAGGTAACATTAGCCATTCGATGTATGGCTGACTCTGAAGCCTCCAAAACTCCACTCAGTTTACATTTTGCCATCATTGCCGTCCAGACAATCCTAACATGGTAGGGTTCCTCCCAAACAGAGGATTCAGTCAGGCTGGAATGAAGTTTGATCCAAGTGCTCATTAGCTACAATCTGCGTTAAATATGTAAAACATCAACAACTATTTACATTCCCTCTTATCTATTATGTTAGCTTTACACGTTTTTCGAAGCCGATTCTCCTACGTACAGAGTGATTTTTGACGTGAAAAAATGACTTCGCTGATTTTTACATGTTAACTTTTTTAGATTAACCATCATCTCACACTCATTTCTTCAACCTCCCAGCGCACTCGGCATATCCAATGATGTCAACCAAGGTGTCTCGCTTTTTGCTTGTCTTGGCACGGCTGACTTTCAGCAGAATCATCATCTGTGCCACATCCCACGGCTCAATGGTTGAACCGGTGTAGGCGCTCCACAGCTTTGCGATGCGGGAGAAAGATTCGTTTACTTCGCCGTAGTCGGCTTCGCGATCTCCAGCGACGATTGCTGCGGCCTCCTCGGAAATGGATTGCTGTGAATCTGGGGTCGCATACCATGAGCAAAAGTCTGCATGGAGCATTGCTCTATTTGAACTTGCATAAACAGATTCATCCCATGTGTCTTCATCGGTAAACACAAGCAATCTGGCATCAAATGGAGCTTTTAATTCAGCCCCCTTAACGAGTTTGAATCCTGGAGGAGGCGTTGGTTTGTCGTGTTCTGTATTCATGATCATTACTTGGATTGTTTATTGGAGCCAATCTTCCTTCCTTTGGGTAAGCAGCCACAGGACTGCACACTTCCAGAGGTGAGATTTTGATAATATACCTCGGTCTTGTTTCCGCACTCGCACTGGCACAGCCAGCGGCTATTGCCATGGGTATTGCGAGATACCAGTTCGACAACGATCAAGCTGCCGAAGGTTTCGTTGATAAGTGATTTTGGTGAGCGTCCCATTAAGGTGTTAGGTTTGGATGATTGCTGTCTGGCTCAATGAGGAACTCGCACTCGAAAGCGATGATAGCAGGCGGATGGATAAACGATATTAGCATCATATCTCCGCGTGGAGCGGTTCGGCGTAAACACGTCTCACAGCCTTCGCGCCAGTCCCAACTGCCGTTTTCATCGAATCCTACGCCATCGCAACGTGCCACGTCATTCGGAAGCTGAATCAAGGCGCTGTTGGTCTTCATGGGTTTCATTTCCGTGTTTAATTCCTGCGTCAATGTGGATTTTGGTTATGTTTTCGGTAGTTCATCGCCTGCCGTCGCTTGATGTGGGTCGTTCTCCGGCAGGAATACCAAAATCGCCCGCGCTCCAAGCCTGTGTCCAGGCTTTTTGCCGCTTGGCATCTCATCGACTTGGATGGTGAGCATCCTTTCGCGGCAGTCGAATGCGACGATTTTGCCTATGTGCGCATCATCCAACAACATCGGATGCAGTTGCTTTGGCTCGATTGGAGTGTGTAGGTCTTTCATAAGTATGGGGACAAGCGACGGAGAACAAGACGATTGAGAGGAACGGTTCATATTTATGTCCTCCGTTGGTTTTAATACGCCCACTTGGCATCACCAAGGATTTCGTCCGAGTCAGACCACCATTCGTCCCACTGGCTATTTGTTGCCACACTCCAATCAGGAATGGTTGCGGCTGCATCTTTGCCAGTCAATGAAACTGGCATCCACTTGATTCGGTTATTCGGATAGATTGCGATCTGCCCATTGCTGAGCTTGATGACGTTGCCCTCCTTGTGCTCTTCAAGCAACTCGGAGTCACCCACGTCCAGGAGGCCAGATGATTGTCCTTCTGGCAGGTGATCAATCGTGAACCAGTAGTGGCCTCCTATCGGTGGATTGCCTTTGCCAAGGTTAACAAGAACAGGAACGTCGCTCAACTGATCTTTGCGCCAAAGCTCAATGGAGCCGGACAAGCATTCCCACATCTGAACTTTGTGCAGAGGCAGCGGTTTGTGATCGTCTTCCGGCTCATACCAATAAACGCACTGAGGCGGAATCTTGTCGAAGCAGGCAGCGTATTTCTCGACCCATGCTTGGAAGCAGAATGGACGGTTACGCATCGCTCGAACTGAGACTAGCCACGCTGGTTCAAATTCGTTTTCTGGACCACCGAAGGCGTCACAGCGGATGTATATTTTTGTTTTGGGGAGGTTTATGTTTCTCATATTTTACCAGAGGTTGAGGGTTTTGCCGATTGCTTCGGCGCGTTGGGCTGCGGTGGCGTGCAAAATATTAAAGCAGGCATCATTGCTGAGTGGTTTCCACCCTTGACCATTATCGTTACCTGTCACCCTTCCCACTTCAGACGAATAAAAATTACGTTGCGAGTAGTAGGCGTCATCTGGAAGAAGCATCTTTTCCAACTCATGCACCGCGTTGAGGTCGTTGAAGTAGTCGGGTAAGCATCGAGCCTCCTCCCAACCAGTTAATCCTTGAGCCTCAGCCAGTTTGATTCGTTTTTCTTGTTCTGTTAGTTTCATATCGTCATCAACCATCGCACACCGATTCTGTCGATGCAACAAATACAATAAGATATTTATCCTCTCAGCCAAAGCGCAAGCTCATCCTTCATCGCCAGCTTGACGTAGAAATCCGTTGGCTTCTGACCCTTGTAGGTAAGTCCTTTGACCCGGCAACGAGCAATACAGCGCCAGAGACGTTGATCGTTAAGGGTGAGTTTTTTAGCCTCTGATACCACAGGCTTCTTGGAATCAGTCAGCATCGCCTCAAGCTCAGCCAAATCGCCAATAGGTTCTTCAACAGCAGTTGGGCTTTCCGGCTTCACATCCACTGCTTTACCGCGCAGTAGATCGGTTCTAAGGCATCCACAGGAAAGAGACTTTCCCGTTGTTAAAGCGGTATAGAACACGTTCTGCTTGATGCGTCCACAGTCGCACTGGCACCTCCAGGTTGAAGATCCTTTCCTGCCCGTAGGAACATGGGAAAGAACCGTCCAGCGACCAAAGCGTTTACCCGTGAGGTTTTTGAAGTTGGGATGGAATGATGAAATCATTGGGAAATTTCTAAATATGCTTTGGCGAACTCCGCCGCGACTTGGGGAACGATTGCATTGCCGTAACCGCGCAGTCGCACCACTCTGGCGGGAACCCCATAAGATAACGGGAAAAATGCGGGTTCAGTTGGGATGCGACGGGTTTTTCCGTCTCGGCAGGCGACTGTTGTAAAGTCACTCCAAAAGCCTGTCTCGGCACTGTATCGTTCCTCTCCTTCCCGTCCTTGCGAGTCATGCTGTTTGATAAGTCTCCCGTGTCCTTGTGGTCCCGCGTTGATGGTGTTGCCCATACCGTGATTGTCTGCACCTGAACCGCTATCGGCATTCCCGCTCCGTTGCCGTTCCCGTGCTTCGCTTTGTTCTTGATCTGGCAGGGCATCCCACGTCTCCAGCCCCTCCCCGTCGTTCATGTTGTTGGCATTGGGTGTCGCCCACCCCGCCATTTGCGCCGTCCTTGTCAAACTCTGGAACGCTCCCGATTCCCTCGTCACATTGCTGGAATCGTCCACTGTTGGAGTTGGCCACCCAGTACAATCTTTGTCTGATATGCGGACTGCCGACGCTGTGTGCGCCCAATACGGCAGACCCGCAGGCGTAACCTTCTTCGCCCAAGTCTGCCGATATTCCATCGAGCCAACCTTTGCCAATCGCGCTTGCAACCTGCTCCCCAAAGACATGTTCAGGTCGGCATTCCTTGATGAGATTAAAGAACGCAGGCCAGAGATGTCGTTCATCGGCTTGAGCAAGCCCTTTTCCTGCGGTTGAGAATGGCTGACAGGGGCAGCTTCCTGTCCACACAGGACGATCTGAGGGCCATCCTGCAAGTTGCAAAGCAAGGCTCCATCCTCCGATTCCGGCGAAGAAATGGCACTGCGTGTATCCGGCAAGATCGCTTGAACGCACATCTGTAATTGATCGCTCGTCCACAACTCCATCTGGAATAAGTCCAGCCTTGATGAGTTCTCGCAGCCATGCGGCGGTCTTTTTGTCATATTCATTGTAGTAGTTCACTGCGGTAAACATCACACACAAACGGACGGAATCAAATGGTATAAGAAATAATTTAGAGGGAGAAATTGCTGAGGATGATTTTACAGAAAAGACCCCTGGGGTGGGTGAATAAATAAATCAGACCCGGTGGTGGTAATGGTAGAAGATATTTATGTGGGGGAATTTTATGAGGGGAGTGAATATATACGCTACGCACGGGACGCGCCCCGCCCCGCCTACTGCGCCCGCCCCGTGGCCTGCGCCCTGGCTACTGGCTACCGCTACCGCACCGCGCCCTGGCTACTGGCTACCGCCGCCGCTAGCTAGCCAGTCCATCCATCCCACGCCCCGCCGCAATTGAGGGAAAACTAGGCCGGGAATGGCATGGTAAAGTTATAGATACTTACTACAGCGAGCACACCAAATTCAATGTTGTTGATACTCAACACTTTACACCTCAACCACCTTTCCAGTCTCAATAGCAGGCTCGAAGTGAGGGGAAAATTCCATCGGCTGGGAGCTAAGGACATTAACTTGGACGGCTTGGGCCTGCGTATCTCCGCCCCACGCGATCTTTGCAATGTCTGCCAGCATTTTCAAATCTTGCAAATTGGCTGGCTTTATCTCGCCGGAGTCCATCAGCTCTAATGCGGTTTCTATGCCCTTTCCTGCTGCCCTGGCGAGTCCTAATTTGTTGGCAGTATGGAAGGCAAGGAGGCGCTTTTCTATGCTGCCAGAAGAAGAAAGAGAGCTATCGAGGACTTTCGGGGACTTTTCACTATTTTCTGAAAGTTTAGCCTCTTTCTCTTTTGTCTCCGCCAGCATTCTTTCCAGCTTGAAAACGGTTAACCAATTTTCCCTTTGGGCTTTCTTTTTTACTGCCTCATATTCAATGCCGAAATCTTCCGCCACTTCTTTGAGCGTCATGCCCATTTCAGCACATCGCCGTGCCTCTGCCCATTGTTCGTCTGTTAAAACCGGAGTGTTCGCCATAATCGGCATTTAATCCCGCTAAAGCCCTCTTTTCTCAACTCTTTTTTCAAACTGTCCGCTTTGTGCTTGCCAATGTGTCCGCTTTGTGCTCTATTATCCCAGTTAGATAATCCGCGTTCATGGTGCCAGTCGCGCTCACCCCATTAGCTCAAAGGATAGGAGAGCTTATCACACATTGCATTCATGCCTTGCCATGAGTCCGGTAAACATCCCCGGACTCTATTCAACGCATGCAAAATCAAGATCTAGCCCCTTATCTATTCGCTTTTTCCGCCCGGAAACGTGGCGCGATTGGAGCCTTTTACCCCGTAAACCGTTGTCTCTCTTTGCCACAAGGCGAGCAAAACAACATGCTGGAAATCGTCTCCCGTTGCCCCGACTTGGAAATTAAAGCTATCAACCTCGTCTGTGAAATGACGAGCGGACAGGACTTCCCATGCCCGGAAGGCAATACAATTGCTTATGAATTAATAAACGGAACCGCTAACCCATGCTCTGTGGGGTTCATTCGTGAATCAGACTTTGGTATCTCCTCTAAGGTCAAAGAAATGGTACTAAGCACGCATGCGCCATTCGTCAAGGCATGGAATCGCAACCAACTTGCCAGCTTCGCTGAGAAAAACTCTATACATTGGATTAGATAAACCAAAAAAGGGGTCGCGCATCTCACACGCGGGAAACAAAACAAAGCACGCAACGTATATGACAATTCTAAATCAATCCCTCAATAAGCTCCGCGAGCACTTCGCGAACAGCGAGCATCATCACCACGTTTTTTCATCCGGCGAAAACTATCGTGCCCTTTTTGACATCGCTCGCGAATCACTTGGAGCGATGTTTGAGAGCCAAGAGAATCAAGCCAGACTTGCGGCTTTCATCACTGCAAACGGTGAAGAGAAAGCTGTGAATTCCATCACGAACCAAGGCAAAGCACTGATTTTGCAAGGCCTGCTTGTAATCGCAAAAGCATAAAACAAAACAAAGCACGCACGACAATGAAACGCTATAAAATCACCTACAGAGAATCAAGAGACTCCGAAACGCAATCTTGCATCATGTTCGGTTTCAATTCCGAACACGCCGAAAACCGCTTTTTCGATTCCATGGAGGAAGAGGGCGGAACGCAGGGATTGCAGATCCTTTCGGTCTCGCAAGTCAAAATCACCAATGGAATCACTCAATTAGTTTAATCCCATGACACCACACGAAACACCAGACGCTATGTTCGCCATGATTGGCGCTTGGATTCTCGGCACCATCGCCTTGATCTCAATCGCCATCATCCTTTGGCACTAACCTCAAAATACTGAAACCATATGTACATCGAAATCACATCGCTGCTTGAATTGGACTGTTTCGACCTTTCACACTCTCGCGCAGAGGGCGGTGAAAACGCAGGCCGGAACACATGGAACGCCAGCAAAGCGCAGGCCAAAGAAACGCCACTATTAGACACGGAAGAGAAGCTGGAAGCAATGCGAGACTTTGCGCTAAGCTCAGGAGGATGGACGCGGGAAGAAATAGCGGCATGGAACGCGGAAGAGATAAACGCCCTATTCTTGCAATGGGTGGCCGGTGACGTTCGTCAAGCGGGCGCTGACTCGTTGGACGAGATCGACTGGGAAGAGTACGAAGAACTGGCAATAGAGGGACGGATTCCATCGAATATCAGCAAAGGCGATGATGGGCAGATCAGCTTCTACCTCGGATCATAATTAGCCCGCGCTTGAGCGCATCCTTTCTGGGTGCGTTCATGCGTGAGCTACAAAGCCCACGAACAAACCAAAATCAAAAACACATGACCACCGAACCAAACAACCTTCGCCTTCACTATCTAGCCGCCTCGCGCCATCG